AGATCAAAGAGCAAGTACCAAGCGAGTACGAGTATTGGAACGAGGCCGGCATTGATGCGCGAGAGATGAGAGATTCGCTGGTGAAAGCGATACAAGAAGATGTGGTTTCCGTTGACTTTGATGCCACCTTTAAGTCTGACGACTTACCCTCAAACGCGCGATTCGTGCTTCAAAAACAAGCCTGGGTTGATGATGCTAATCCCGTGTGGTTTATTAGGCTTGACACCGGAAAGCCTAATTTGAACGTGATCGAATTGCACTCTGATCCGCTTGATGCTGAAAAAAGCAAAGCTCTGGTCTTGGTCGAAAAATATAAGTCGTCGATGGAAATTGATGGCGATCTTTCTGGCGCACATTACTTAAATACGAGGAAAGGGTTGAGGTCAACGCTAACGAAAATTGATAGTGGTACGGCTTCAATCGTTTCTGAAACAGAGGAATCGACTCAAGTTGAGTTTTCAGGAGATCTACTAAAGGGGGTATTTGTTCTAAAACGGAATGATAACGGATACTTACTGGAAAAGAACGGGAGCGACACAATAGCAGAAATAGAGAAGATGGTTGATTTCGAGCTGGTTCTACCGATTGATTACTTCGAGATTCAAAAAGACGCAAAAGGCAAAGAAAAACGATTAGTTACTGGAATCGTGCTTGAGCCCGATATGATTGACGCCCAAGACGATATGATCAAGGCCGCGGTGATCGAAAAAGCTGCTCATCTATTCCTATCGAAGTACAACAAAGAGACAAAACTTGGTCTGATGCACACGACTTTTGGCGATATCGGGCTTGAGTTATGCCAGTCTTTTATCGCGCCGGTAGATTACAGTGTGGGGAAAAAGAAAGTGAAAAAGGGCAGTTGGGTAATGACAACCCATGTCACGGATGATAGTAGATGGGATGATATCAAAAATCGCAGGCTTACTGGATATAGTATTGGTGGTAAAGCCAGAATGGCTCAAAAGAGATGAGCGAACCTAAAACCGCTAAAAAAGAACCTGATAAGAAGGGCGCCAACGAGATCCTTGAGTTGTTTGTCAACGAGGTTTCGGTGGTTGATAGACCAGCTAATCTGCGAGATTTTATAGTAATTAAACGAAACAAGGAGGTCCCAATGGGAACAGGCTTTGTGCAGGATCCCGAGGTCAAACCGTCAGAGCTAATTGAAAAGTTGGCTTGGTCTGACCTTGAGAAAGCGGCGCTGCCGGATGATCTGAAGAAGATGATCGATTCCGCAGTTGCGTGGATGAAAAAGAACGCGAGTGCAGAGGGAGCGCCGAAGGATGAGATCCTGGCCGCTGCCGCACTTCTATCGAAGGTTGCGAGCGGGAAGTTCCCGGGCGCGGCACCGAAGTCGAAGGACGACGACAAAGACAAAGGCGACGACGAGGATGATAGCAAAGATAAAAAGAAGTCGTTGTTGAGTGTTGACGAAGACGGTGCGCTGGTAATCGGTGGCGAGTCGGTTGAAAAGGGGAAGTCTCAGTTCACGAAAGAAAGAGTCGCAGCTCTAAAGAGTGCGATTGCTCCGCTTCTTAGCGTCTATGCCCAAGTCGACGCCGATGGTGCGAAGGACATGGTTCAAAAGCTTGTGAGTGAATCACTTGCGGGCGTTGTGAAGTGGACCGAAAAGCGCGAATCGGAACCGACTGGTATCGGCGACCAGATAAAGAAAGCGCTGCAACCGATGGTTGAACAGCTAACTGAAATCGGTAAGCGAGTAGAAACCATAGAGACATCACGGGGCGCGGCACAATCCGAACCCGGTGATGGCGACACCACTGTCAAAAAGAACGATGACCCATGGGCTGGCTTGCCGGTAGGCTAGTTTGTCATTTACCGGAATGAAGGATTAGGAGGAAAATCATGTCTTTATCAAACGAAGAACTGTCAGTCTTGCAGAAAGCGATTACGGCGGCAAACGTATTGGAAACTTACGGCAAGCTGAATCCGGAACAGGCCGCGAAGTTCCTCGACTATGTTGTCGACACCACCGTCATGAAAAACAACGTGCGGGTCGTTCGTTTCCGTAACGAGAAGATGGAGATCTCTGCGCTTGATATCGGGAATCGTGTCATGTTTCCGGGTACGGAGTATCAAGCTCCACAGGAGCGGCAAGGTGTTTCGACGTCTACGATTTCGATTCAACCCCAAGAGGTTGTTTGTGCGTTTGATATCTCGGACACCTTCAAGCTTCAGAACATCGAAGGCGAAAGCGTTTCGGATCACATCATGCGGATGTTCGCAACGGGTTGGGGCAACAACATGGAAGAGATCGTGATCAACGGCGACACGGTTGGTCCCGCTGGTCTCGAAAGCGATGTTTGGGCCGCGGGCTCGACGACTCAATACGTGTTGGATTCTCTGCTCAAGATGTTTGACGGCTGGTGGCGTAAGGCCGATGGCGGTCATACCGTGAATATGAACGGAGCGAATATCGGAATCAGCGCGTTCCGAAAAATGCTGACTGCGATGCCCGCGAAGTATAAGAAGAATAGACGCGATTTGCGTTGGTTCATGTCAGATGAACTCGCGGATGTTTACGTCGAAAAAGTCTCGACGCGTCAGACCGCAAAAGGCGATCGCGCCGCGGAAGGCGAGGAACAGGCTCCTCTTGGAATCCCGCTTGTAAGGGTTCCGGGATTCCCGTTCAATCCCAAGATCGTTCAGCATGTCGTGGTTGCGAACGACACCGCGGTGTCGTTGCGTTACGCCCCGATCGTTTCCGCGTCTGAAGTCGTGACGCCGAGCACGTTGGGTCGGACGCCGGTGACGAAGTATATCGAGGGTACGGCGTACGATATGGATTATGTCAACGGCACGATCACGAATCCGAGCGGTGACGCCACGATTGCGAATGGCGCCACGGTAAAGATCACTTACGAAGCGGGTCCACAAATGCTCTTGACCCACTGGCAGAATTTCATTCTTGCCTTTGGTATGGATGATCTCAAAGTCGAGAGACAACGAAACATCCACAAGCGTGCGGACGAGTACGTGATGAGCGGGCGTTTCGACGAGCAGATTGAAAACCTCGACGCAGTAGTGAAGGGTTACAATCTCGGAGACAGTTTATAACATTTATGTTTGGGTTATGGTTACGGTTCTGGGCCATAACCCAACCATGTGATTGGAGGACTCAAGCATGGATGCCATAATTACGCTAAAAAACTGTAGAAGTCATGACGTCGATTTAGGCGGCAAACCTCTCAGGTTTATTTTGGGCCGAGGTCTAACGACTTCAGATCAAGAGATAATCGATTACTGTCGGGGACAACGCGATATATTCGATGTATCAGAAATCAAGAAGCCAGTTCCGGAAAAAGTCAAAGTCTCTAAGCCTGAGGTTGAGTCCGATTCAGAGGTTGTTCTCGATGACGAGGGGTTCGAATCCGATGATGACGACGACGACGAACCGGTCCCGCAAAGAAGCAAGACGCATACACCTCGGGGAAAGCGAAGGAAGGTAAAGGTAGAGGAAGATGAATAGGACCTTTTACGTACCGAGAACAGTTGGACCGTTGCAGGTCGAGCTACCTGAATTCAAGAAAAGTGGACGCAAAGGAGCGCTTCATATCCGGCCATCTTCTACGCTTTTTCTGTCCGATGACGAGGTGACCTATCTCAGTGAGAAAGAGTCTGCTCTTTTTTCGAAGTTGACGGAAACGACTCCGAAGAAAAAATCGGTAAGTTCTTTCCCTGTGAGTTTCGGAAGTCGGATCGAAAAGACAGAAGATAAAACCGAAAGTGGAGAACGAGCTTCTACTGGACGAAAGAAAAAAGAAAAGGATTTCGAGTATTAGTCCAGGCGTCCTCTAGAGGAGGGCGATGTTGAAGATACATCTATCAGACGGAAGGACGCTTAGTTTTGATTTGAGCGATCCCGTTAAAGCCAAAGAATGGTTGAATCTTGTTCGTACCACAGGGTTTCAAGAATCTATTCGTGGGATGACGATTCAGCACAACGGGAGTTCGTATTCGCTTTCGAGACCGGACTCCTTCCGTCACCTCTGGTTATTTGCTGAGCACCTAGAACCAGATTTGAACGCTAAGTTTAAAGGGGGAAAGCGTTTGGTCTGCCAAGCTGATGAGACACGAATCACAATGATGATTCATGAATCGTCACGTGCGGTTCGCGTCAGCTTGAGTAGAACCGGAACTCAATGTTACAACCCTGTTCTGGAACGATCCTATAACCAATAGAGGCTGGTAGTGGCGATATCTCTTATAGACTTACTGACGCAAACCAACTGGGATGATATCGATGTCTCTTTGGAC